ACTCCTTAGCTACCCCATCTTCCAACATCCTTTGATACAAGTCATAACACTGATTGTACAGCTTGATTGTCTCTTCAGTGTATTGATACCTCAACGTTAGACTTAGATCATCAGTGCTATTCTGTCGGTTCTTACTATCTTGTTTACGGAACTGTGGAGGGGCTGCTACTTCTGTTACCTCAGCATACCGTTGACTAAACTCTTGGAAGCTAAAGGACCTATGACGTAGGATCTGTGCTGCTATACTTCTAGTGGTGTTAATTTCTACACACATGTTTACCATTTCAAATGGAGACCAATGTTGATGCTCGATTAGATACCTAATGAGTCGTTGAGAGGTCTCAGTATTTGATTGATTAGCTGGATTACTAACACGTGCCATGTAACTAATAAGTTCTTCAGCGTTAGGTGTGATGTGTACCAGGGTGGCGGTATGAGTCATCGGTGATCGTTTTGGTAGATGGAGGTGGCAGTAATATCATCCCATGCTGTAGGGATATAACGGTTTCTAATTTTTACTGAATACTCGTTATCGTAATAGTTTTTTGACACGTAAACTTGTTTTTGTTCATTAAGTGTCTTAGGGTGACGGAATTGATTACGTAATGGTTGCTTACGATATGTTCTACTCATAACGTATACAGTAGAATAAGTAGTGACAGGATTCAGAGGGATTGGGAGAATCAGTACTCCAAGATTCAGTATTAGTTAGTGGAAGTTTGTGTCTTTGGAGTTAGTAGTACTTACAGAATGTCCATTCCCAGGGACATTAATAAAGAGGAAGATGTGTCTCGATAGAGGCATGTCTTCCTCCCTTCACGGAGATCCGATCCACCCTTCGGCGCTCCGCTTTACGGGTGGGATCTGGTCTAAACCCAGGTGGGGACTGAACTCTTTGTTTTACCTCTAGCCTTACGTCTTTGCTCTAAATTCATCCCCATCACGAGGTGATTTGTAGCAGCTATTGGGTCATCAATAAAGGTCTCTAGGATGTCATTCCACTCTTCTTGCTTACGCATCTTAACAGCTTCATAAGCACTAATAGACATAGCATCTGTGAAGTATTTAACACCTTGTGCTAATGAGTCTAATCTGTCGTCGTGTTTAACTGCACCCTTTTCACGACACATCCTACTCATCTGATAGAAGAGCATATACAGTAAACGTTCCTCAGGTGCTGCGTCTTTATTCGAGTTGTAATCCCATTCCACCACTGACCTATCCATGATAAGTCTATGTTGATTCATGACAGGTTCTAAAGCATCAATGATCCTGTCTTCCTTACGGACATTAGCACGTACTTCCTCTACGTCTATTGCTTGTTTAGTTTGTTGGAGGTGCTTCTTAAACAGTTCTGCGACGATACCATCTCCGAAGTTTGTTTCGATGAGTAGTTTAGTAACATTGTACCGCTTACACCCACGCAGGATATCTAGTAATGTGGAATCACTGTAACCATCCCTGTATGCACGTACTTCATGGACGTACAGGAAGCCGTTCTTTTGTGAGATGTATGTTGCTGCTGTTTCATCACTACCCCTACCTGATGGGTCTACTGAGCAGATTGTTTCGGTGTAGTTACTCCAGTCTCCTTGGAGTTGCATCGGGGAATAGAAATAATCACCTGGTAGTCCTACGGTAGGGAGGTCTTTGAGGCAGTTACGTGGGTCACTACACCACACCACAGCATCCGGCGCTTGAGTCGGGTTAACAGAGGTAATGATAAGATCTGAGAACTTAAGTGGGAACTTTTCTGCATCACTAAGAGTCGTATCCAACATGAATTGAAGCATGAAGTTACTACGACCCATAGCAGCTTCACGTTCTACTAGATCATCACTACTAAAACGATCGGGGTCTGTTACTTCCCATGACTCTGCACCTGTGTCTATGTCTTCTTGTAGTTGAGGAGCTAGCAGTCCTTCATAGTTACTAAGTGAACGTGGGTAACGTGCTGGCCACACAAAGGGTCGATAGTTACGTTCAGCTAGCTTACGGTAGATGGTGAAAGTAGTCTGGGGTGTACCAAGGTACATGATACGACTATCTTTCTTTGGTGTAAGGATAGACTCAGCCTCGGTACACAACTGTAGGAGCTTCTCCCTCATCATCTCAGTCATACTGTTGCCAGGCACTTCGATGTCATCAAGAATCATTAAGTCTGCACGACTACCTGTTAGCTGACCCGTGATACCAACACTCTTAACGGATGGTGCTTGGTGAGGTGAGCAGTTAACATCAAAGCTAATACGACTCCATCGGCTATCATCACTCTTAGGTCTAAGGTGTACTAACCACGGTGTCTCAATAATTAGCTTCTGTAGGAAGATCGACATGTTGTCAGCACGCTCCTTAGAAGCTGAGATGATCATGATCTTCTTCTCTGCATCATTAAAGAGTGTCCACAACACAAACGCTCCAGTAATCCAGCTCTTACCGACTCCTCGGAAGGCTTGGATCTGTAGTCGTTTAGGACCGTGTTGCAGGTAATCAGCAATGGCGTATTGAGCACGTGTAGGTGAGGGTAGATCTAGTTGACCCCATAGTGCTTGAAGGAAGAGCTTAAAATCGTCTTTAAGGGCGGTTAAAGTGTCCATGTGATAGGATGTATAGGAAAGCACCTAGAGGCCCCTTGTAGAGGCTCCTAGGTACCGATGGTGGAGGTTTAATCTGCTAGGCGAAGCATGAATGGCGAAGTGTTAGGATTATCCTGAACATATTCGTTGGTTTGCCTCTCTATACCGCCATATGCGGCAGATCCACGATTAAAAGGACTTAACTGACTAGTTCTCGGAATAGAAGCACTAGTCGGCATCTGTCTACTAGGAATAACACGAGGTTTAGCTGCTGGTTTAGTTGGCTGAGCCGCAGCCTTAGGTTTAGCTGTCGGCTTCATAACTTTAGGTTGAGGTTTAGGGGTAGGGAGTGGTTCGCGAGTTGCAATAGATGCAGCTATCTGACCTGGTGATGGGCGAGTTGGGACAGGACCAGCTCCGCTCAATCCTTTATTTATTCTACTAGGAATGACCCTACTAGGGGTAGTAGGCATTAACCCCTTTGATTCTACAGGTTGAACATTAAACTCTTCAGGAGTAAACCAACCTTTTGCAAGCCTTTCTGCATCTTCAAATGTTGGTACTACTTTATCTTTTTTGGCCCTCGGTACCTTTGGTGCATTAGGGTCACTAGGTAACGCAGCTCTAGGTGCTGGAACTGGCAGTCCGTATGCACGGTGAGCCATTTCAATAACATCCTTTTCAGCAATACCAGCTTCCTTAAGTAATTGCTTAAATCTTGCACCTCTAGCTTCAAACTTAAACTCTCTATTACTACTGCTATCGTCAGGCTTTTTACTTAAAGTATATAAATCACGCTCCCTTATCCCAAGTCTTTGAGCTAATTCTGTACGAAAGGCAACCTCTTGTGGTGAATTAAAGGCTCGATCAGCCATATCCATTTGAGGTTTACCACTTTGCTCCCAAAATACTTCAGCAAGTTTACGCGGGTCCTTAATGTTTGAAAAATCAAATTCTTTACCCCAAGTACCTGTATCAACTGGAAACCCTGTGGACTCAGCAATAGCTAGCGGATTAGCAGTTGTGTGCGCTGATGGTACATGAAACGGAGCCTTGGCACGAGTGCCCATACCTTGATGACCAAATTTAGTCAAAGGATACATGTCCTCCGCAACAGTACCACCACCCAACATTTCATTGTTGAGAATACGGTGAAACTCAATACGATCTTTCCAAGGCAGGTGTTTAGATGCGTTAAAGGTTGACTCGACTGAAATGCCATGATGACCTTCTACTATCCTTGGTGCAAAGTTCATTGCCTTTTGAACGTCGTCACCAAGTTTACCACTAATAGTAGTGGCAAGTTTTTTGGCTTCTACTGGATCAGTTAACGTTTTAGGATCAACATTGTTAAAATAGTCGACAAGGAAATTATCCCCTTGACTGACTAACATTCTAGAAACACGTTTAAATTGTTGAAAATTACGTTCTACATCAGTTTCAGAGAAGAGACCTTGAGCAGCTGCTTTTTTCATACCCTGCCAAAAGTTTTCCATTGCTACCTCAAAACCTGCGTCAAGTGGGGATTTAAATGATGCAGATTTTGGCATTGGCTTATTTTGTGGAGCCATTACTCAGCTCCCAACTACATTAGACCCGCCTTTGTCCATGTTATTCTTACGCTTACGCTCCTCACGTTCCATGATCTCGCGTTGACGCTGATTACTCATCATGTCCTCACGACCTGCACCACGACGTTGACGGGGCTTAGCCTTTTCCTTAGGTTTGTCGTCCTTACCTTTAGCCTTGTATTCACCAAAGGCAGGACCTTTGTACTCCTTACCATTGGGTGCATCGAAAACGGTAGCTGAACCACCCCTAACCTTATCAAGATCCTTAGAGGTAAGATTACTACGTCCTTGTTGACGTGACATCGAAGCAGCAGTAGCCCGATTAACAAAGTCTTTAATGTTTTCAACTACAGACCCACGGTTCTTCTTTTGCTTGTCGTCTTTTTTCTTGTCCATGATTAACGAATGTGTGATAGAATAAGTGTTTCCCTATTAGTAGGACCAAATGTGTCCCTCATCCATTGTAGCCAATTGCTACTTCCTTTAGCCTGATTGCATTTCCTACAGCTGGGTACCAAATTTGAAGTAAGGTCTTCGCCACCAAAACACTTAGGGCGAACGTGGTCAAGTGTA